CGTTCTCCGCGGCGTGTCCGTGGGGTTCCGTCCCGGTGAAGTGAACTGGGAGAAACGAGGCGGCGAGGAGTTCGCCGTGTTCTCCGACAACACCCTTTTCGAGCTGAGCGTTACCAGCCAGCCGAGCAATCCCGACGCGCTCGCGCGCGCCGCAGGAGACATTGACATGTCGAATAAAGAAGCGCCGGCCGTGCCGGACACCGTGACCCGAGAGGTTCACGACACCACGGTCGCGGCGCTGAAATCCGCCCACGAGGCGGAGATCCGTGCGTTGACCGGAACCGTTGCCGCGCGCGACGCCGAACTGGCGAAGCTCACCGCGGACGTCACCGAAACGCGCGCGAAGCTCGCGGCGGCGACCGAAACCATCATCGACGCCGAGGTCCGTGCGCTCGTCCCGAACAAGATCGACGAGCCGCAGGTCGCGGATTTCAAGGCGCTTCGCGTCGCATCGAAAGACGCGTTCGATCGCATCGTCGCCGGCCTCCCGGACCGCAAAGTGCTGGGCTCGGCGCGCGTTCTGCCGCCCGAGGGGCACCGCACCCGCGCGGCCGATTCCCACGTCGGCGAGCGCAATTCCAAAACCTATCTGGAGAAGGTCGCCGAGTTGTGTGCTCGCGGCGTTCCTCGGAACGAGGCGCTTACCCGAGCGCTCATCGAAAACCCTCACCTCGCTTCCGAGGAGTGAACCATGGCTGCAATCGGCCCTCAGTTCCGGCACAGGGCGCCGGCGCTCACGCACAAATTCGTCTGCAAGACGAGTGACACGTTCGTCAAATACCAGCTCGTCTGCTTCGACAGCGGGAGCTCCACGAACGTCACGGCAACCACGTCGGCGAACGTGGAGACCGCGATCGGCATCGCGTTGGAGGCCGTCACCACGGCCGCCGCGGGCACCGAGATCGAGGTGATGCTCCTCACCGCGGGCGACATCTTCGTGATGATCAACGGGAGTTCCTGCACCGCGGGCGTTCGCGTCGCGTGTGAAGGGAACGACGGCCGCGTGACCGACGTGGGCGCCACGCCCGCAAGCGGGTCCGTGCTCGGCATCGCGCTCGCCACGACCTCCACCGACGGCGACTTCGTGCCCGTCCTCGTCGCGCCCCACTGAGCGCGCGCGACTGAACACTTCGAAGAAGGAAGAATCCAATGCCTTTCGTCAACTCGACGAGCGAGGTCCAAACCTCGCAGGTGCTCTCGACGTTCGCGACCGAGTATCAGCCGCGCGGGCTGATCGGCGGGCGTCTCCTCACGCGCATTCCCGTCGCGAAGACGGCGGGCTCGTACCGCACGCGCAACAAGTCGAACATGCTGCGCAACGACAACGTGGAGATCGGCGACGTCGGCCTCCCCGGGTTGGTGCAGGCTGGCTACAGCTCGGCCTCGTTCGCGTGCGAGAACTACGCCGCGGAGGCGCACATCCCGGTCGTGTTCGAGGAGGTGGCGGACGATTCGCTCAACCTCCGCATGGACGCAACCCGCGAGGTCAAGATGCGTCTCGCGGTCGCGGAAGAGTCGCGCATCGCGACCATCATCACGACCACGAGCAACTACGCGAGCGGCAACTACGCCACGTTGGCCGGAACGGATCAGTGGAGCGATTACGCCAACTCCGATCCGTTCGATGACATCCGGACCTACCTGCTCACGATCTACGCGTCGCCGGACGCGCGCAAGGTCGGCTGGTGCGGCGTGCAGGTGTGGCAGAAACTCCAGGACCATCCGGCCATCGTCGAGCGCGTGAAGTACGTGGGATCGATGGGCGGCGCCGGGTCGCCTGCGATGGTCACCCAGCAGGCATTCGCGGCTCTCTTCGGGCTCGACGACTTCCTCGTGTCGGACCTTCTCACCACGAGCACGAACCCGGGGCAAACCGCCACGTATTCGTACATGTGGGGGAAGGATTTCGGCGTGGTCGCGGTGGAGCCTTCGCAGTCGACCATGTTTCTCGGGTTCGGCGCGCGGTTCGTTTACCAGGACGTCGTGATTTCCGAGGTGTTCGACTCGCGGCCCGGCCTCAAGGGCGTGACGATGATCAAGGGGGCGCACAGCGTCGACGAGGTGGTCGCGGCGAGCGACGCGGGCTTCGTCCTCAAGGCGGCGGTCGCGTGAAGACAGAGCCGAAAGCAGCGGCACCGGCGGCGCCTCCTCCCCTGGTGGAGGAGGTGCTCGCGTACGTGCACGAGCCGTTCAAATTCGGCGGGCAGTTCCGCAAGCCGGACGAGATTGTGGCGCTCCCTCCGCACATGTTCGCGACGCTCAAGGCGCAAGGCCTTGTGAGCGACCAGCGGCGTCCCGTGCCTGGCGAGATCGAGATGCCGCCCGAGGGCGTGTCGACGGTGAAGGCCGTCGTGACGTCGACGCTGCGGCGCTCGAAGCGCTCGCTGCAGCCCGGCGAAAAGCTCGAGCTCTCGCGCGACGAATACGTGACTCTCGCAACGCTCGGTTGCGTGCGGCTCGGCTGAGTCGTGGCCTACCTGTCGCAGTCAACGCTGTCGGCCGCGTTGGGCTCCGCGCTCACGCTGCGGCTACTCGACGATGATAACGACGGCACGGCCGACACGGCAGCGGTAGCGCAGGTCGTCGACGACGTGACGGCGCTACTCAACGGCTACATCGGGCGCGTGTACACGGTGGCCACGGTCGCCGCGAATCCGCCCGCGACCGTGACGATGATCGCGCGCATGGCGGGCAAACATTTCGCCTACCTGCGACGCCCCGAGTTCAAAAACGAGCGCGGCGAAACGCCGTGTGAAGGCGAGTTCAAAGAGGCACTGCGGATGCTCCGAGAGATCGGGGAGCGCAAGTTTCGCCTCGACATCGACGAGTCTCCGCAGGTGCCCGCCAACGTCAAATCGTCCGTGCGAACCGGAACGTACGACAACGACGACGTTACCTATGGGTTCGTCAAGGACGGCACCGGCTCGGGCGGGTTCTGATGCTCCTCGCTCACCTCAACGTGTCGGACGTCGCGCGCAAGTGCGAAGCGTTCCCCAAGGCGTTTGAGCGTGAAGCGGAAGCGGCCCTCGACGCGGCCGGCGAAGAGGTCCTGACCTCGATTCGAGGCGGCGAGCACTGGAAGGTCCGCAGCGGGAACACCGGCGACTCGTTCAGGATGCTGGACGCTGGACACTTCGCGCGGTCGATACAATCGTCGTCGAAGGTCGCGCTCTTCCTCGAAGCCGGCACCCTCCCGCACGTGATCCGACCGAAGGCGGGGCACGGCACGGTCGGGCCGCTGCAGCGCGGGCAATCACGCCGGTCGCGAACCGACATCGGCACGCACCGCGTAGCGCTCCGCTGGTACGTCGGCGGCACGGCGCACTTCGCGCGCGTCGTGCATCACCCCGGCACGAAGGCGCGTCGGTACCTCGAAATAGAAGCCGCGCGGCTGGACGTGGGCATCCTCCCCGCGCTCGGCGCGCGGCTCGTGTCAACGACTGTGCAGGCCTCTGGCTGGTCGTGAGCTACCTCTACAACAACGCGAAAAAGCTGTTCCTGAACGGCTCGATCGCGTTCACCACGACGACGCTGAAGGTGATGCTGGTCACGGCGAGCTACACGGCCGACGCCGACGACGTCTACGTTTCGAGCGCATCCAGCTATGAGCTCACGGGCACGGGCTACACGAGCGGCTACGGCAACTCAGGGCGCAAGACGCTCGCCTCCAAGACCGTCACCGTCGACAACACGCTCGACCGCGCGGTGTGCGACGCGGCCGACCTCACGTGGACCGCGATCACCGCGGGCACGGTGGCCGCGGCGCTAGTCGTCTACGAGACCGGCGGCAGTGACGCGACGGCGCTCCTCGTCCAGTACTGCGACCTCCCGCGGTTCGTCACGGACGGTACGGATTACGTCCTCACGTGGCCGTCGACCGGCGTGTTTTACCTGTCGTGAATGTTCCCGGCGAGAATGAGGTTGTTTCCGCAGGGCTCGGCCCGCTCGGCAACCTCGACGAGCGCAGGCTCCTTCTCGGCGGCATCGCGTTCCCGCTCGTCGCGCCGAGCACGGGCGGCACGCTCGTCACCGTCGGTGACCCGTTTCTCGATGTCGCGCTGCCATACTGGCAGCACTGTCTGAACCACTACCTCGGCGCGGCATACGTCGCTGCGATGGCGGGGCAAGCCTCCGTCGTCGCGAGCAATCGCGCGTGCGTCGAAACGTCGGTCATCGACCCGGCGCCGTTCCTTGGGGACCGCGCGCTGAGGCTGCCGCTTCTCGCGTGTTTCCCGATGAGGGGCACGTGTAAGCACCAGTCGATCGAACGCGAAGCGGTTCAGTCGACGCACAGGCTCTTGTACATCCTCCCCGCGCTGAGCTGGGAGCAACAGAAGCGGATCGGCTGCGTCATGCAGGCGGCGCTGAAGGTGCTCCACCTCGCAACCGAGGAGCAAGGCGTCGACTCGTATCAGAGCGGCGCGAACGTTTGGGACGACGCTGGCACGTCGGAGATCACGTTTCAAACGTGGCAGATCGGCCAGCTCCCGAACGAGAACGCGTTTACCGCGCACCTCGCGTTGCAGGTCGACATCCTCGTACGCGAGCGCAGTGATTACGACGAAACGACCGGCGCGCCGCTGTGGGGCATGACGATCCAGTTGGACGTCGGCGACACGGGCGAAGGCGACCTAGAGGACCTCGTCTCGGCAGAACAAAACCTTTGAACTGACCCCCCGCGACGGTCCGCCGACTTGGCGGATTGGGCAGCCACCGCTCCGCACCCGCGGAGTCGCGGTCAACGAGGACGACCGGTAGCACCGGCAACTTCCTCCGAGACGTGAGCCACGTCGCCTGCGGTTTCGTCCGCGCACAATTCAATGAAACAACGATTCACGACGTGGCGTTTCCACGGCGTCGATGGCGTCAACGTCATTGACCCGATGACGCTCGATTCGGCCGGCCCGCGCATGATCGGCAAGCGCTGGAGCGACGACGCGGAAGGCTGGGTTCTCGACCGCGAGAACGGGCACTTCACCGCGGACCAGCGCGGCGTCGCACGCTTCTCACACTATTTCGCGGACGCGCTGAACAAGCGCGAGCTGTTGCCTGCGGACAGCGAGACCGCGGCCTATTTCGGCGTGCCTTTCGCGCGCCCAGCAAAGGCTGAAAAATGACGCTTTCTCTCTCGCTCACGGGATTCGACCCCGCCAACCCGGTCCCCGGGATTTACTCTGAGCTCCGTTTCGCACAAGGCGAAACCGCGGGGGATTTGGGCCCCAAGAAGGTCCTGATCATCGCGACGAAGACGAGCGTGGGGACGATCACGGCAGGGACGCAGGTGGTCGGGCCTCTCTCCGATGAGGCTGACTTCATTACATACGGCGGGGTCGGTTCGCCCGCTCACCGCATGGGTGCTGCGTTTTTGAAGCTCTGCAAGAGCGTCCAAGTCTACCTCGTGTGTCCGGCCGTTTCTGCTGGGACAGCGGCGATCGATGAGGTCACGTTTGCGTTCACAACCGGATCCAATCCTACCGGGTCCGGTGTGGCTACGGTCTACATCTGCAACGTTCCGTGCTCCTACGCGTTCACCGCTAGCGACACGGCGACAACGATCGCCGATGGAGTCAAGACCGCGATCAACAACAGGATCGAACTACCTGTCACAGCGACCGCCGCGCTTGGCGTGCTAACGATCACTGGCAAGATCGCCGGCACCGAGCTCAACTCGATCCGCTTTCGATCGGAAGTGACCGCAGGAAAAAACGTAACCACAACCGTGACGAGCGATACCGCGCTCGGCGCAAGCGGTAACGGTGCGTATGCGCCCGGCACAACGGATTGCCTCTACACCACGGTGCTGTCCACGATCCTCGGGCAGAAATATCACTACATCGTCCCGCACGTACAGACGGCCACCGCGCTGTCCGCGCTCCTCACGCAAGTCGACCTCCAGGCAGAGCCGACGACCGGGTTCCGGCAGAAGGTGATCTTCGGATCGGCGCTAGGTCACAGTACGGCGGCCTCGCTCGCGGAGGGTACCAGCGTCGATCGCGTTCGCGCAACGATGGTCAACCAACAGGCCTCGCCCGAAGAACATTACGTGCTCGCGGCGAAGGCTGCTGCCTGCATCATCAAAGAGGAAATCGCCGACCCCTCGTACAACTTCGACGGGTACGGCACGAAGTCTGGGCAGACGTTCCCCGTATCGAAACCGTACGCGGCGAGCGACATCCCGACGCAGACGCAGCTTGCAACGATGCTGAAGCGCGGCGTCACGCCGATCGCGGTAGCCGACAACGGCACGGCGTATATGCCGCGAGTCATCACGACCCGATGTCTCGTGAACAGTCTCTACGACTACCGCGCGCGCGACAGAATCGTGGTCGCGGTGGGCGACAAGTTCATGGATGACTTGATCGCGAGGCTCGCCGCGGCGCCGTGGACGAAGATCACTGCCGACCCTGCGGAGGGCGGCAAACAGCCTGCGGCGGCCTTCGCGACGCCCGCGCGTGTGAAGGCGAAGGTGGAGCAACTGGTATCGGATTACGTCGACGCGGGCTGGCTCGACCCGGCCATGAAGGCGACGATCCTGACGTCGATCCAAGTCGGCGTGGACCCGGTTCTGTCGAGCCGGATGAATATCGTCGTTCCCATCTACTCCGCGATCCTCCTGCACCAGTTCGGCGTGCTCGGGAAAGAGTCGTCGCCCGCGAACTGACGCACCTCACAACAGATTTTCTTCCGGCCCGTGTACACGTCCTCCCGCGTGTGCACGGGCCTTTTTTTTAGGGGTCCGCAATGGCTCTCCAGCAGTACGAAAAGGGCGCGATCTTCCTCAAAGGCGCGCTTCTGGTCGAGGCGACCAATTTCCATTTGGAGCACGACGCTGCGCTCCAGCCGATTCACACCATGCAGAAGGGATTCGCGGGTGTGTCGCCCGGCTCGCCCATGACGAAAGGCTCCGTCTCGTCGGGGATCCCGCGCGTCGGCGTGGAGCTCGACTATCTGCAATCGCTGCAAGACGTCGAGGTCATCGAGTTCGTGGTGTTCGCGCACTCGAAGAAGAAGAAGTTCAAGGGCTACCTGACGAACATCAAGGAGCAATACGGCGCCGACAGGGCGGCCGAAATCTCCTTCGATTTCATCGGCGTCCCGGTCGAGCAGTCCACGCTCTGATGGCTCCTCCGGCGAAAGTCGGGCGCCTCATGGCGCAGGTGATCGCGCGCGGTCGCCTCCCGTTCGCCGTCGTGGATTTTCCACGCTACGACGAGACCGGCGAGGC